AAAACTATGTATTAAATTTAATTAATCAAGCATTATTAGATATTGGACAACATAGTGCCAATCATTCTAATGCTAAAACAAATTTAAATCATAATCAGTTATGGTATGCACTGAATGACGCAGAAACAATAGGTATTAATAAAATATATAGATGTTCTATTCAAAATAAAGATGGTGAATATATAATGATACCTAGGTTGACACCTTCTGAAATTAAACAATTTTATAATGAAACTATTGCTGACAGTAAAACAAATACAACTTGGACGGAGTTATAATGGGAGCAATATCAAGTACATATACAGACCCTTCTGATACTTTTGTATGGTGGATAGAAGGAGATAGAATAGCTATCGCTACTACAGAAGGAGATGGAACAACAACTGAAACTTCTGAAGGAGATTTAAAAGCAGTTCAATTAGGTTCAAGTAATTTTATCACTGGTGGTATAATTATATCTTATAAAGGAGACCCTGATAGAATAGATGCTATTACTGACACTTTAGATTTGGATAATAGTTTACAACCTTTGTTAATAGATTATGTAAAGGGTCACGCATTATTAGATGCAGCAGCAAAAGATGCAAACCCTGCTACAGCACAAATTAAAATAGCTTTAGCACAAACATTTCTTAATAACTATAAAGAAGGTTTAAGAAAATTTGGTATGAAGAAAGTAGATAAAATAGGGGGAACTAGAGCAGTAGTTCCTGCAAACTTGGTATAATATGTTTAATGGACCAAATGGAGCAGGAAAAGGAGACAAGCCTAGACCTATGTCTATATCAAAAGCAGAGTATGATAAACGTTGGAAAAAAATATTTAACAAACACAGATTAGAAAAGGCAGGCATTAAAGATGGAAGTAGGAAAAGACACTAAATTTACCCTATCTATAGAGACAGGTGTTAGCATACTTGTGACTGTAGGTATGATTATAGGTATGTGGTATTCTTTGCAAGCAGAGATTGAATTAGCTAAAGAATTACCAGAGCCTGAAGTTTCACGTATGGAATATGATTTAAAAGACCAAATGATACGTGATTCTATATTAAATACAGAAGAAAAAGTAGATAAACTTGAAGAAAAGGTAGACTCTGTTAAAGACGATACAAGAATGATTCAAGAAACTCTACTTGATATGAATAAAAACTAATGAGGTTTACAGATGAACAACAAATTTATATCATACTTGGTATTAACTTTTTGCTCGCTATCATCTTGGTTGCACTCACAGTCAGTCAACTTAGATAGTTTTGCAGAAGTACAAGGACTGAACGTACAAAAATGTGCAGTAGTACAAGTTAATGCATCTTGGAATCACTCAAATAGAGTTAAAGTAGAAAAGCTGTCTAAACTTTGTTATGTAGGCGAAATAGATTTAAATAATAAAACTATCGGTGCAGTCATTCAAAAAGAATGGAATATCAAAGTAGTACCTACTATTATTATTTTGAAAGAGGGTAAAGAGGTAATGAGATATGAGCCTGGTATAAGTATGAGATTTGATGAACAAGAAGTGTTTGACAAAATAAAGAAAGTGATACAATAGTATGGCAAAAAAAAGAAAAAAAACTAAAAGAAAAAAAGGTAGTCCTACTCCAACAAATAAAGCTCTTTATTCAAGAGTAAAAGCTGCAGCTAAAAGAAAGTTTGATGTATATCCTTCAGCTTATGCTAATGCTTGGCTTGTAAGAGAATATAAAAAACGTGGTGGTGGGTATAGAGCATAATGGCTTATAGAGGTGGACTTAGAAAATGGTTCAGTGAAAACTGGGTAGATATTGGTTCTAAAAAGAAAGGTGGAGGTCATAAAAAATGTGGTCGTAAATCTGCTAAAGGTAGTAAAAGAAAATATCCTAAGTGTGTACCAGCGTCTAAAGCAGCAAGTATGACAAAAGCACAAAAAAAAAGTGCAGTAAGAAGAAAGAGAGCAAAAAAACAAGGAGTTGGTGGTAAGCCAACCAATGTAAAAACATTTGCTAAAAGAACTAACAGTAAAAAAAGAAAATAATGGCAAGAAAAAAAGCAAAAGCAATACGAAAAACAACTAAAGGTAAAAACGCCAATTATAGAAAAACTAAAGATGGTGCTGGTATGACCAAAAAAGGTGTTAAAGCTTACAGAAGAGCTAACCCTGGAAGTAAATTAAAAACTGCTGTAACTGGTAAAGTAAAAAAAGGTAGTAAAGCAGCTAAAAGAAGAAAGTCATATTGTGCAAGGTCTTTAGGACAACTTAAAAGAAGTTCTGCTAAAACAAGAAATGACCCTAACTCAAGAATTAGACAAGCACGAAGAAGATGGAAATGTAGATAAAGGATATATTATGTATAATAAAAAAAAGAAAAGAAAAAAAAAGAGATACTAAGGAGAAAAAGATGAATTGTAATTGCATGTGTGGATTATGCCTAAATTAGACATAGTCACAAATATAATAGACAAAGTAGCTGGTCATGTAGACAAGTTTACTTTAGATAAACAAGAAAAAGCTGAATTAATAGCTGAGATAAACAAAGCTCAAATGGAAGTTAATAAAGTAGAAGCTGGGCATACGTCTATGTTTGTAGCTGGATGGAGACCATTTACTGGTTGGATATGTGCTTCTGCTTTGGCGTATCATTATATTTTACAACCTTTACTTACTTTTATATTGTATAGTTTTGGAAATGAAGTAGTTTTACCAACCTTTGATATGGGTACGTTAACGACTGTACTTTTAGGTATGCTCGGTCTTGGGGGAATGCGTAGCTTTGAAAAGGTACAAAGAAGTGCCTAGGAGTCAATTTACATTAAATGATTTTACAGGGGGAATGAATACAAAATCTTCCCCTAGAGATATTGCTGTAAACGAAACAGTTCAATCAGACAATGTTATTACTTCTTACAAGGGATTAGTTAAGTCTAGTTCTATAGCTACTGCCAAAGTAAGTGGTTCTTCAACATTAACACACGATGCTACTGGTAATGGTGCTTTTATATTTAATTCAGAAAATAACTTAGATTTAAGTGGTACTCTAACACAAGGTATTCAAGTTATTACTCATCCGACTCAAAACGGAAACGGAAAGACAACAATAGATTTTTTTTCTAGAAACTTTGGTTCTACAGGAAACTTTACGCATTTAAATGGAACTCAAGCATCTAAACAACTAAATGGTTCTACAAACAATCTTTTAAATATGGGAGGAAATCTTAATGATTCTGCTACATCTATTACTGTAGACGATTCTTCTGTATTTAATGTAGGTGATTTTATACAAATAAATAGTGAAGTTATGGAGATTACTGCTATTGGAGTTGATAATGCAATGACAGTAGTAAGGGCTTGTAAATCAACTAGTGCAGCAGCTCATAATAATAATGACCCTATATTAGAAGTAGACCCATCTATAAATATGGGAACAACTAATCAAGTAGAGCCTGTTTACTATTATGTAAATGGAGTTTTATATGTATCAGATAAAAAAGTAGTAGACGGAAGCAACTCTTCAACACCTAAATCTTTTCAATACATTGATAAAGACAGATTTAATACTACTACTATTTCTGAATGTATTGATGGAAATGCAGACATAGAAACAACTACTGATGCTATATTTGAAACTCTTCATGTTGATGGAACTAATTTAAATAGTCAACCTAGTGCAGCTGGTGAGTTTATTATGACTTTAAAACAATTTGATAGCTATACTTCATCTACTGCTGTAACTAGCAATGGTTCTAATGCAGTTACATTAAATGGTGCTATAGATTTTGATACTACGACTTTAACAGTTCAAGCATCTTCAGGTACTGCTAATAACAATTTAACTACTGGTACTATATTTTTAATTGGAAATGAAGCTATGCAAGTAGAAAACAGAGTTGGTTCTACTATCATTCAAGTATCTAGAAATGTACTAGGAAATGCAACTAGTTTAGAACATCCAGACGGAGCAGGTTTAATACAACAAACAGAAGATGCTATTACTGGTGGTGGATGGACTGAAGGAGATTATGAATTTACTTATAGTTTAATAGACTATAATGACAACGAATCATTACCACATACATTTTCTACACCTTTAAATACTGCTACTATAGGTATCGGTAAATATTTTGCAGACGTAGGAATTAGAATTAACACATCTGAAGCATTTAGAAATACAGAAAAAGGTTTTAGAATATATACTAGAAAGAAAAATACAAATGATAAATTAATATTATTTCTTGACGTAGACTACAATAGAGGAGTAAGAAGAAACTTTTTTGAAGAATATACTTCTTGGAATGTAAGCAATACATATGGAGACTCAGCAGATGCATTTGCTAAAGTAGAAAACATTAATATTATTAATCCTTCATTAGAAACATACGAATCGATTAATGGATATTCGCAAGAAGAAAAATCTATTTCATTTGGAACAGGTGGTTATAAATGTGCTACAGTTTGTGCTAGTAGAGCTTGGGTAGCTAATGTTAAAAAAAATGGAGAGAAATATAACGATAGAATTTATTATACACTACCTAACAGATACACAACTTTTCCTGACACTTTCTTTTTAGATATAGGTATTAATGACGGAGATTCTTTTACTGCTTTACATAGTTTAGGAAATAGATTATTAGCATTTAAACAAAAAAAATTATATGTAGTTAACATATCTTCTACTTCTGAAGCAGGATGGTATTTAGAAGGAGAGTTTGAAGGTATGGGCTGTATAAGTCAAGAAGCTGTTACTAAAACACCTTTTGGAGTATGTTGGGTAAATAATCACGGAGTTTATATGTTTAGTGGAAGCTCTGCACCAGTAGAGTTAACAACAAAATTAGATGATAAAACTTGGTATGATGGTCAGGTGCTCAGTGGTGCTCAACTTAAACCTTCTATTGGTTACAACAATAAATATAAACAATTATTAGTTTTTCAAGATTCAGCTATGACGACAAATAGCTCAGTAACAACAGAAGAAGAAATATTTGTATTTGATTTTGTTACACAATCTTGGTCTACAACTAGTATTATTGTAGCATTAGGTGGTATTCTTTCAGAAGGAGGAATAACTGCAACTCAAGTTTCAAACTTTGTAGAATCTTTTGATGGAGTGTTTTTCTTTGAAGGATTAGATAACAACAAAAAGACTTTAGCTATATTTACTGGAGACCACGGAACAAATGCAATAAGCTTTACAACTAAAGATTTAGATTTTGAAAATCCAGGTTTAAAAAAGAAAATTTTTAATGTTATTATTACAGTAAAAGATTTTGGATTAAATAGAAGTTTAAATGTTTCTTATGCTCTAGATGGCAGCACATCATTTACTTCTATAGGTGCTCAGACTATTAATAGTGCTCAATATGACGTAAAAACATTTACAGTTGGT